TGGAGAGTCTTTGAAAAAGCCGACGACAGTTATATAAGTTTTTATAATGACCAAGCGAGCAAACACCAACTGACACTTACCGATGACAACAAAGTCAGTATAAATAATAATCTTGTAGGCGGTAACGCTGACAGCCTGCATAGTGCACCACTAAACGTAACACTAAGAAGCTCAAGCACAGGTAATGTATTAACTTTAAACTACGAACATCTCAGTGCAAGCGCGAGTCTGGAACAGAGAATTCAGTTTAATGCAGGTGATGACGGTACTGCAGAGTCATATGCTAACGCAGCTTACATCGCTGTAGGAAAAGAAAATGTGTACGTAACAGACGATACAAGAGATTCGTATATGTCTTTTGCAACCGCAGTAGACGGCACACAGCATGAGAGAATGAGGATAAAAAGCGGGGGCCAGGTCGGGATCGGAACCCAATCGCCTGGAAGCACTGCTTTATTGCACGTAAATGGTGGCATAAGATTTGACACTAATCCGTGGGCAGACGGTACAGCTATGAATGTTGTTTCGTCTAATGTCTACACGAACATGAACACCTTCAACTCAATAACTAGCATCTACTACAAGATGGGTATTATTGATATATATCACACAGATGGTCACTCTCAGGTATTGTTTGTGGCTAACGGAGGCTCAGGAGTTGGTTTCCAGTTTTCCATGTTAAGACCTGACACTGGTACTGTCTACAATAATACAGGAGTAGATTTTACAGTCGACACTCAAGGAGATGGAAACGAATCATTTAGAATACAAGTAACGTCAGGTGGTGGCGCTTTGAGCATTAGTCACACCGCAGGAACAAGTAACAGCTCTTGGGGTGTTTTTGTTTCAGTATTAATGGCGTAATGGGAGGCTAAAATGGCAATGGAATTTACATATGAAATTAGCGAGATAAAAGTTTATAACGAAGGGTCTAATAAAGACATAGTAAAGCAAGCGACACTTCATATAATTGGAACACAGGACGGAGAATCTTATAGGTCGTTTATGCCTATTGAATTAAAAGAACCTTCGGGGTCTTTTATTGAGTTTGATAAATTGACTAAAAGCCAAATAGAAACATGGGTTAAAGAAACTTTAGGAGAAGATCAATTGCAAGCTAATAAAGATGGTTTAGCTTCAATACCTGGAAATCCTATGTTTTCAAAAGAACCAACGCGGGTTAACCCAATAGAAAAAGAATTACTAGATTAATATGACAACGGCAAAGCAATCTATGGAGAAACTAGCGGCACACGAAAGGGAGTGTGCTATACGCTATGAGAACATAGAAAAGCGTTTAGATAAAGGTGATGCAAAGTTTGACGCGATGGATGCCAAGTTTACAAAATACATTTTAGGCCTATACGTACTTATTGTAGTAGCGTCTGGGATTGACAGATTTTTTTCTTAATAGGAGGTAAAAATGGATGAGAATCAAGTAATAGGATCTATCTCAAGTGGGGATGTAAACCTTGTTTGGGAGAAAGATATAAAAGGTAAGCACATTGTGACCTTGTATACTATACCTAAGAAAGATGGTGATAAGCCGGAAAAGCTTAAGTCTATGACGTATAAGGGCTAAAATTAGGTATAATCAGTTAACTACATATTTTAAGGAGTAATTTATGACTGAAGAAGTAAAAAACGAGCAACCTCAAATTAAGACAGTGAATTTTGAGGGGAAACAATATAACACCGAGGACCTAACTCCTAGAGTGGTCGAAGGGTTTAACATGCTAATTAAGCTACAAGGTGAGGTAGTAGAGCAATCTTATCAGCTTAAAAAGAGCCAGGCAGCGCAGGAGAAAATGTCGCAAGATATTGGAGATATGATTGCGGAAGATAAAATTAAACCAGCGCCTGAAATCGTTGTGGAGGACGAGTGAAAGCATTATTAAAAAATCTTGTAGGGGCAGTAGCTCCTACATTAGGGACTGCACTAGGTGGTCCTATGGGCGGTATGGCTGCAAAAACAATTGCAAGTGTTTTAGGGTGCGATGACAACCCAAAAGCTATTCAAAAAGCAGTTCAAGCTGCAACACCTGAACAAATGCTAGAACTTAAAAAAGCTGAACAAGCTTTTGAATTGCAAATGGCCGAGTTAGAAGTAGATGTATTTGCTTTAGAAACTAAAGATATACAAGATGCTAGAAGTAAATTTTCTAAAGATTGGACTACCCGTATTATGGGTATTGCTACGTTAGGCGGTTTTCTTGGGTATATATTTTTAGTAACCCTACAACCGCCAGAGCAAAACAGCGAAGCTCTAATTAACCTTGTTTTGGGATATTTAGGTGGTTTAGCGTCTGCTGTTATATCTTTTTACTTTGGTGCGTCTCATGGGGGCGGTAAAGATAATGAATAGAGAGCAGTTAATCGAAGAGTTAAAACGTGACGAAGGGGTAGTTCTTACTCTGTACCAATGCAGCGCAGGCAAAAATACAATTGGCGTGGGCAGAAATTTGGACGATCGCGGCATTACAGATGACGAGTCTGATTATTTATTAAGTAATGACATTGACATTTGTATAGAAGAACTTACTAACGCTTTCCCTTGGTTTGTAGATTTATCTGACACTAGACAGCGTGTTATGGTAAATATGTGCTTCAACTTAGGTCTATCTAGGCTTATGGGGTTCAAAAACTTTTTAGCTGCCATGGAGGCAGGAGACTGGGAGACAGCTGGCGTTGAGATGTTAGATTCAAAGTGGGCTGTACAAGTAGGACCGAGGAGCACCCGACTAAAAGATTTAGTTTTGGAGGGGTGATGTGGCGTATTTTAAGCTTGTAACATTTGGAGGTATAGCTCCACAACTATCGCCCAGGTTACTAGCTGACACTTTGGCACAAACTGCTGAAGACGTTATCCTTGATAGCGGTCGTTTAACACCCATTCGTGACAATACAAACGACTATACGTTGGACACAGCGGGTCAAAACTCAATCTATAAATACAGAACTGGCGGTAATGAATACTGGCTTGAATGGGCAGACGAAGGAGTTGATGTAGTTCCTGGTCCTATAGCTGGCGATAATACTGACCGTTTATATTGGACGGGCGAGTCTGCATCTTTTGCTCGTATGTCTAATAATAGCCTTATTACAACAGGCGGTGCTCCTTACCCTAATACTTCTTATCGTTTAGGTATTCCTGCTCCAACTGGCACTGTTGGTACTAGTGTGTCTGGAACAGATGACGGTACACAAACAAAGTACAGCACATCGTACGTGTACACTTTTGTGTCTGCGTACGGAGAAGAAGGACCCCCTTCTCCAGCATCTACAGTGTTTGATAAAGTAGATGGACAGACAGTTACTATAAATAATATGGATACGAGTGCAGGTTCTGGTGCCGGTCGTACTAATACCAATATTGTAAAGAAACGTATCTATAGATCTAACACAGGTTCAAACACCACCGCATTTCAGTTTGTTAAAGAAGTCAATCTGTCTGCAGGTAGTACAACTGATAATTTAAATAACTCGCAACTTGCTGAAGTTATACCAAGCACTTATTGGATAGGGCCTCCAAACGAAGTAAGTGCTGACTATCCTGATGGACCAATGAAAGGTTTGACTGCAATGCCTAACGGTATATTTGCAGGCTTTACAGGTAAAAGAATTTGTTTTTCTGAGCCGTTTTTACCACACGCATGGCCTGTAGCTTACAGAATAACTCTTGAAGAAGAGATTGTGGGCATAAAAATGGCGGGGCAAGGTCTTATTGTTGGAACTAAAGGCACACCTTACCTTATAGCTGGTACCGATCCGCAGTCTATGAGTGTTGTACGTATTGAAGCTGCCCAGGCGTGTCAAAGTAAAACATCAATGGTTGATATGGGTCCTTTTGTTTTATATGCAGGGGGCGACGGGCTTGTTGCAGCTGCAGGTACTGATGTTAATGTTGTTACCGAAGGTATCATTTCTCCTGAACAATGGAGAGCAGACTACTACCCAAGTTCATTACGTGGGTTCCTTTGGGAGGGGCGTTATGTAGGGCTATATACTAGTGGCTCTAATTATGGCGGGTTTATATTTGATCCTCGAGGAGATCAAATGAATACGCTTACTACTTTAACTCAAACTGGTACTACAGATGCTTCTGGTGGTTTTACTAATCCAGTAGATAACGAACTCTATTTAATAGTAGAAACTGGTTCGGGTCCAAGAATACAAAAGTTCCAAGGCGCTACTACTAATAAGACGTTTACTTGGAAAACAAAAGAGTTTGTTACTCCTAAACCTACCAGTATGGGTTTTGTTAAAGTACAAGCAGAAGAATATCCTGTTACAGTAAAAGTGTACGGAGATGGTAGTTTGTATTACAACGCTACTATAAGCACTTCTGGCAGCGCTTACTCGGTAACTGGTAGTTCTCCTACATCTTTTAGTGCTACTGCTATCCCTGAACCTATAGTAAGGCTTCCCAGTAAACTTCATAGTACTTTTGAGATTCAAGTAGAGTCAGCTAAAGTTGTTAACGAAATCTGCATTGGTGAATCTATAGATGAACTAAGGGGGATTTAAATGGCTACTAAAGGTACTAAAGTCCCTTCTATCTATAAGGTTCCTTCTAAAGCTGATCCAGAACTAAAACAGTTTGCTAACT